TTACCCGACACTGCCAACAAGTTTGGTATCAAGGCATTTGCTGCTGCCACATTGGCATTGATTAAATTGATTTGTGTTTGCTGAGTAGCTGCATTGGCTATCAGATTGGTGTCAATTCCAGCGATGACACTGATAGCAGCATTGGCAGCTGCCACATTGGCCTGTATACTTGTGATAGTAGGGTCTGTAGGAATGTAAGCGGCTGCATTGGTGTTACTGTAAGAACCAACCACACCCCCCGCTGTAATAATATTACCGCCCGCTGTGACACCATCGTGTATTCTTAATGTTTTAGCCTGTGTGTCAACTGTAATTTCGCCATTGATACCAGTATAAGCTGCATTTTGTGCAGTGTTACCTCTTTTAAATAAAACTTTTGTTACATTTACATTAGCTGTCATGGCAAGTTTCCACTGTCGATAACGACCTCATTCAAGTTTGGCGCCGGACTGGTGTCGGCGTAGTATGCTGGTAATACTTCTAGTTCTAGCGGTGCAGTCCAATTGGCATCTATATATACCACACGTTCATTTCCTGTAGCTGTTTCAATTGCTTTCAACGTCAACTTGTATCTTCGCTGATCCAAGCTATTAACATCTGCTTGCTGCACAGTAAAAGTGCCGCGTCCTTTGGCCTGATCTGTAAAAGTGACTGCATAACTGTATGCTGTGACTTCATTCAGTGGATCTTGAATTTCAGCTTCTAAACTGTATCCAGTGAGATCCACTGGTTTTTGATCTTGATTTAATGTGACAACTTGTAGTGTGTTGTCGATTCCTTGATAGATTTTAATTGGGCGGCTGTACACGACTCTGTTCCTTGGTGTGAAAATACTCAGATCCCATAATTGGACCGTGACTGTATTCGGATATAAATAAGCTAGAATTTGCATTATCTTGTATTTATTGAAAAATGGATGAACCCAATTACCAGCAGTTACTTAAAAAATACCCATTCTTAACCTACCTCGTGTATGGTGGCAACGAATACATTGGAGTTATCCAAAATTTAGATGAAGTGATTACTACAATTTACGACTACGGTGCGCTGAGGACTCTAGAACAAAAACAACAATTCTTAGAGCTAGCAGAAACTTGGTGGTGGGAAAGTAACAGACTGATACCAGTCAATGTGTTTCTCAAAACTGAATGGTCACCTTTTAGAACTGTGGTAAAAACCATGAACAGCAAGGATGTGCAAATAAAATTTGGCCCACAAGTGAGCCTGAAAGAAATTGCTGCCAAACGCAGCAAACGTAGATCAATTACTCTTGTGCGTAAGCTTGGCTAAGCAAGTTCATATTTACTGCAACCAGATGTGCATATCCCACTGAATGACTTTTCTTAAAATAGTAACTGCCATCAGTTGGTTTTTCCCATACAGTTTCAGCAATTTCGCGCCAACTCTTTCCAATTAAATGACGTTTTGCTGGACGTATTACAGCCAAAAACATAGCCAGTCTTGGAATTGAATTTACTGCTTCGGGCATCTTGATCAAAGTATCATAATGTGCGCCTATATGAATAAGCTTTTCACAGAATTTTGGATCATACAATTTATCCCATTCAGGTTCTTGATTCATTAATTCTTGTAAATGCTGTTCTGACTGTACCTGTTGATATAATCCTACATTAAGAACATCTACTTTAATATACCCTAGTGTCTCCGCTGTTTCGTAATCTAAACTGGCACGACCAATAAAAGGATCACATGGTATGTCAGTGAAATAAACACCTGTGTTATGTTTTGTATTTTTATTATCACGAATAATGCTTGCAGCGGTGTGTTTGATCACAGCAAGTGCTTGATCTCTGTTGGCTACATCAATATCAATATCGCTAGTAAATTTCATAATCCTGCAGCTCCAAGTATGTGCTTGCACCACTCTACATCGGCCACGTAATCCTTGAACTTACGATTCCAGTAATCAGGATCAATCCAAGGAAGAACAATGGCCAAATGCTCTGCAGAAACAGACTCAAGAAACTCAATGCCACTATCGCAGTTATATACAAGCCAAGGGCTAACGCGACCAGTGGTAATATGATGACAAATCCTATTATGATTGCCGTACTTAAAATAATGGCTGTAACTAGCAAGCCCACTATCTCCATTTGCGTATTCCTCCATTTGTTTGAGGCCGCGTTCGAGTGCGTCCTGGACTGCTTCTCGCCTGATATACTCATGTAACCATTCTTCGTAAAACTTATCCTTGCACCAATGGTCCAATTTTTTATTGTTCTTTAGTAACCAAGTTGTAAAGCTGTTGCTATTAATACAGCGAATAGCAACCAAGTGTCTGCCGAACTTAACAAAAGCATTGTAATACGGACTTGAAACGAAGTCAGTATAGCTCTTAAGCTGTGCGCTACCTTGTGTGGTTTCATAGAATTGTAGATACGCTCTAAGACCAAATTGAACTCCTGTTTCTGTTTCTTGTTGCCAACGACGCTTGGGCTCACACAAATGAGCTGCAAGTGTGCTTTCTTTCCGAAAGTCGCGCTCACAGTATTTACACTTAAAGTTCAGACTTGATTCTTTTGTCATCCCATCCATGTTCTCTAGCCAACTGTTTAAGATCTGCTGTATCATTGATTTTTGCAAGCAATTCTAATTCATCCTCACTGCGGGCGGGATATATCTGTCTTAAAAATTTAACTGCTTTGCTGCTTGAGCCTTCACGTTTTTTTTGCTTAATCCAATCGTGCCTAAATGAACCCATACCCGGACTTACTGTAGTTGCCAATAACCATTGCAGTTCAGGATGTCTGCTTAGTTCAAAGAAATGTTTGTTTAAGTTTTCATTGCAGCTCAACAAATAGTACTGTTGTAGTTCTGCGCTGCCTTGCACACTGGAGCCCCAGCGTATCATAAGGTAGGTGCTGAACTTTTTGCGCTCTTCGTCTGTGAGATCTCGATAGAAGTTGCGATCCTTGCTATCAAAAGCTCGCATTTCGTTGGCTATGTTTAGTTTATCCATTTTAAGTTTTCTACTAATTTTGCGAGGTTATATTCATGTATATTTTCTCCATTGACTTGTTGGATATAGTCCAGTGGGATAGTTTGGTTTTTGATCTTGTTTGTAGCATAAAAGAATATCACCAGCTATTGATAGCCGCCATTCATTTTGTTTTTGACTAATTTTTTCTGTGTAATGTTTGGCATTGCCCGGAAACAAAAATAGTTTTCCTTGCTTAGGAACAAACTTCCAGGTTAAACTATTTAAATTATTATAGCTTGTTACCAATGTTTTTACATTGCTATCACCATGATCATAAAATGCTCCATGAAAAGGTTCATTAGGATTTCTATCTATCAAAAAAGCTAGTAAGTCGGAATTTTCAGGAGCAGACACATAATAAACAAACGAGTAATGACTTGTTTCATGCATATGTACCGGAAGACTAGAATTTTGATCAAGAACAGTAAGCCAAGTTTTTGAAATCATTATGTCAAAAACACTATGATCAAAATTTAGTTCTTGGAAATGTTGTACGCATGAATCAGATATAAATTTAAATAAGGTATAAAAATCTGGATCAGTATGTATGTCATTTATACCAGTTGCTTCACCAGCAAGAAGACTTCCATCTGATTCATAACAAATCAAAGAATTTATTTTGGACAAAAAAAGTTTTTTATAATCTTCATGATAGCTATAAAAATACTCTCCTATGCACAAAGGAAAAATTTTTTAATTATACGGGATGATGTGGTACTTGTTTTTCTTGTTTGCTTAATTCATATATAAGTTTAACACGATCAACCGCATCTTGCAAGGCAGGATTATTTTTTGCTTCGGCACGTATGTTATACCATAATTGATTTTCTTTATGTTCATTATCAATCGAGTAATCATAACCAACCACTGTTCTTTCTGAAGAACCATGTTTTCTTGCATAAACAGTATCTCCTACCCGTTCATAGATATAACTTGCTCCTGGTTCTAATTTTTCACCAACATTTCGCATAATCAATTACCTCACTTTGTCTAGATATGTCTTTAACAAAAAAAGCGCATAGTGGCTTTTCTGTTCCTGTTTCTAAAGGGACTGCTAACAATTGGCCCGGCTTTAATTTGGGAAAGTACCATTTTACATCTTGATAGATATCTATAATTTCTATCTTCTCAAATTCAGGTTTAAAACTGCTGATAGGATTAAAACAAAATACACTGAATCCTCTATCATTGATACTGGTTAATGATACAACTTCTAAATCTCCTAGGTCGGGCTCTCCAATAAGTACATGCCAATCTACTGGCATCTTGATAACATTATCTCCTATTCTTAATACCAAGGCAGGACTGTTGAAACTTTCTAAAAAAATTAAAGGAATGTAAAAATAATCTGGAGTTCTTGGGTCACTATTATCCAAAACTGCAAATCTCAAATCCTCAACTTCGTCTGGAATTTCATTTAGCTCGTAGGCTGTGTTTTCTAATGTTAGTATTCTCATAATATAAATGTTATTCCCATTCAGCCTTTTCAACAGTGAATGGATAGTTGGCTTCTTTGTAAAAAGTTTTGCGTTTTGTCAAATGTCTTTTGGCAAACTTACAGGTCGAAGTTATGTCCCAGATCTGAACAAAATCTTTGTCTTCAGCTTTCCTAATGCCTCGCCCGATCGATTGAATAACTCGGACAAAAGACTTGCCAGGCTCAAGCAGAACAAGATTAAAAATGCGGGGAATATTAATACCAACAGCAGCAACACCGTAGGTAGCGATAATGATTTTATCTGAAGCTTCTGCCACTTCGTCATAGTGTTCTTTGCGCTCTCCGGCCTTGGTTGCTCCTGACACAAACACACTGCCCGGCAACCGTTCAGCTAGTGCCCGGCCTGCGCTAATTCTATCTACCAAGATAAGTGTGTTGCCCGAATCAACAATAGTACTTATCAATCGAGCAATGTAGTCCAGTCTTTCCGCAGTTTCTATTAGATATTTCAGTTCGCTTTGATAGTTAGCGTACTCTCGATGATCCACCAGTTGTACTACATTTACATGGCATTGTGCCAAGTGTCCGGCTTCTTGCAGCTCGCTGGCGCTTAGTTGCCCTACCACTGGACCCAGCATGCAGTTGATGCTTTGTCTAGCATAATCTTCTTTGGGTATTGTGCCTGTGAGTCCCCAACGTATTGGCACTTGTGCAAACGGTCCACTTAGTAGAGTCTTCAATGCGTCTGCTTTGGCCTGATGTACTTCATCCACTATAACTGCTACCACACCTTCCAAGAACTCGCCTATGGTGATTTCTGCTTCAGCGTTCTTGGTGGTCTTGAGCAAGTTGTTTAGACTCTGCCAAGTGCATATGGTGTGTGTTCTATTGTATTCTTTTCTGTCGCCAAAATATACACCTGCGTCAAGATCAAGATTCACAAAGTCATCTTCGGTTTGTGTTACTAGACTTTTGTTAGGCACAATAACGATGGTACGACCATATTGACTTACAGCATCAGCCAGTGCTGCTGTAATAATTGTTTTACCTGCACCTGTTGCTACTTCTTGTACGCACTGTGGATTGGTCAAGAACCTATTGATAATTTCTGGTTGGTAGTCACGTAATACTATGGGTTCGCCAACCTTTGGGTGACCTCGTGGCCACTTTTTATGTTGGTATGTATTCTCATCCACAGTGGCAAATTCAAACGTGGTACGATAGTTTCTTGTATCCTCTACCGCAACGTCGTAGCCTTGTTCATCTAAATAAGGCAAGATTTCAGGCAAGAGATTGATGTAAGTGGTGCCGCCAAGATTGAAGAATGGTACCTTGCCATCCCAACGACCCAGACGCACACTGGGCTGATATCTGGCTCCAGGTATTTCGTATTTGTATCGTTTGACTAAAGCTGTACGTGTGCCAAGTTCAAGACCTTCGATCTTGACATTGACTTCATCTTTAATTAATAGTTTGGCCTGCATTACTTTCGATTTCTTAGTGTGTGTATATTATACACTTCTGTAGCAAAATACACAACTTTTTCTGCCTGTTGTATCAGCATGCTTTTTTCGCCGCCATGCATCATGCCTTGCCCACTGACCAACAGCGGAATGGTTTGATTCCAACTGGCACTGAACTTGTTAAAATAAATTACTCGTCGATCAACTGTGGCCTGTGGTCGTTTCAAAGCTTGCACTTGATACACATCGGCTTGATCAAAATATTTTCGAACAAAGCTGTCCAACAGACGCCCACTCATGTCCGGCTCATACACATAGATGGGATATCTACCTGTACAATCTGCATACCTAATCAAATCCTGAAACACAGACTCGTCGCTGGTGGGTGCAAACTTGGTTTCTTGTGCAGTCATCAAGTTTGCAATCCGCGGTCCATGTTTGACTGCCGTGTCCAAACTCAGCAATTCATCTACTGTGTAACCATACACAGCCGACTGGTCAACCAATTGATCCAAGTTGTTCCAATCTTGAATGGCTTCAAGCAAAGTGCGGGGTGCGTTGGTAATGGTGTAAGTGTCATCCTGTTGCACCAGTTTGATCTCGTAGGGCTGGCTTTCACATGCTTCAACTGCCTCCATGTATTGTGCAAACTCTGCGGCAATTTCAAACTGATGATTCTGCGCAAAGC